GTATTAGAGGATGCTCCAAATCTGCATAATAATCTTTCTTTTTTAGGGTCAATATGTAAACGTGCAGCACTTGTATATAAACTCTGATATGTATCCCTAATTGTTCTCGTAACTGGTATTGCTTGAAAATTAGAGTTAAGCATATAAATATGATCAGGTCCAGCAAAGAATACACTATTTTGATGTTCAACAATTGAATCAGGAGCGTTGCACCCAAGGTTTGGTTCTGATTCTGCTAAACTCCAAGATGTAGGATCAGCAGATGGTATTGCTAATCTATAAATACCTTTCTGTTGAAATACAACTAAATCACCCATAAGCCTTGCTAAACCAGTTATCTCACCACCTTGAATATCAGCAATAGATATATAGTTAGTAATTGGTATTTGATCTGGTGCTAATAATTCAGAAAACATCACCCAGTCTGGATGATCTTCAGTTTCTACACCATCACTAATTCTTACATTGGCTACATATTGTCTACCATCTAAATTGGTAGCATATTTAAATCTAACGTCTTGACTTGTTGAACCATTTGGATGTGTTGCACCATCAATAAAATCTCTATCTACCCATTGTACATGTGAATAATCACCTATTCCTGTAAAATCCTTCCATAAATAATTAGGATGTATAAATACCTCTATATTATTTGTGTTCTTACTCCAAGCATCTTCAGCAGTTCTAATTTTAACAACAGTATTAAGGTTGTTTACAATATGGCTTTGAAGAGAATTATCATCGTGAGTTTCAGTTGCATTCTGTCCAAAACTATTACCTTCTATAAGGATCAAATCACCTTGCCTATCATCTACTGCAAAATTCCAACTTGTTGAGTGTAATATTTTTCTATTTGTTTTACAACCACCATATATATAAAAATAACTTGCTGGTTTAGTACATTCCTGACCCCACCAACCATCTGATGGAATATTGCTTGGTGCTGAATTAGTTATAACTGTCCATCCATATCCATCATAATAAGGTGTTCCATTTATTGTAAAAGTTTGACCATCTACTGTTATAACATCACTATTTGCAGGAGCCGTTGTATATCCAGATCTTGGAGTTAAATAAAACCAACCAGTACCACCAATAGTAGCATCTAGTGAACTCGCATTGGTAACTCGTGTTAGTGTTGGGTCTTTGCTTTTATTATCCTCACCAGTTCCAAGTGTAGATATTGTATCTACCTTATAATATGGACCAGTAGGATTATTTTTAGACCTATATACATTTAGTGATGTAATTCGTGGTTCCCAACTTGATTCTAACGCTTTTAAGGTAAACATAAAATACCCAGTATAAGCAGTAGCAGTTATGTTTGGAGAATAACTACCACCATATGCATCAGCAGGCATTTCCTCCAATCCAGATGTTCGTGAAGATACTAGGACATCATCAGGCAATGGTGACTCCTGATTACCATCATACATTTTAGTTACCTTATAATAATAGACATCTGTGTTATGGTTAAATATAGATGTAGGTGTATCTGTACCATTTGCAGAATATAATCCCCATCCAGCACTTGTTAGTCGTGCTTCCATTGTTCCAGCGTATGCTAAACTCAATCCATCACTTGTACCAAATTGTGTTAATTGAGTACTATCCATAACCGTTATTGCACCAGTTGTATGAGTAGACCAAAAGAAACTTCTATCAATTGCTTGATATACACGAGGATAATCAGATAAGCCACAAGCAAATCTCAATTTCTCACCATATACTGAAGGTCTAATATCTATACCATCAGTTCCATCAAATTTTGCAGCACCTAGTGATGTTAAATCTGTTGTTATATATATTTTACCAACAGTATCAGTTATTACCCAATATGCAGTTCCATCTAATACCCATTTAAGAATTTGTTTAATATTAGATGATGTAACAGTAACGGCTGCACCACGTCCTTTACGCTTATAAATTTGACCATGTTTATCAATTTCGGCATTGATAAGTTCAGTACAAGCATTTACCCCTACCTCTTCCTCGTCAACTTGGGTTACGAGTCCACCATTTAAAGGAATATCTATAAGCACTATCTACCTTTCGTACCTATACCAGTAGGTTTTTCGTTTACATACCTTTCGTTTAACACTTTTACAGTATTTAAAGCATTGTTATAAGATATCTGCGCTCTATCACCCTTACCATCCATACGCCACAATTGTGATTCTGCAAAATCCAATACCATTTCTTGCAAGGCTGGATTTAATTCACATTCTGTACCATCGGCAGCCAAATCAGTTGGTACTTTAATATACCAAACATCAATTGTTGATATTGAGGTTGGTCGTACATAAATACTATCGGCAAATATATAAGAAACAGGATTAGATGTATCGCCAGATAAGTAGGAATTTTCTAACCTTTTTACATCACCTGGTTCAATCATTGTACACCATTTATCATTTGTTTCATCATATACACCAACAATACCATTTCTGATTGGATTTACATTGCTACCAAAAGCAGTATCAAATGAGCATTCACCTGATGTAACTGATCTATCATTGGCTTTAGTTTGTAATTCAACCAAATAAGCGTTATCAATCATATTAACTACAGATTTCTGTGCAAGATTTAGTGCTGTTAGTTTTGCAGATTGTGTGAATACAGATTGTGCTGGATCCTCAAGCCGTAAACCAAGGGCAGATAACATTTCATTTCCAGTCATTTAATTTACTCCATTCGTTATTTTTGTATCCTTTGTAGGATTTAATTCTTCTATTTGCATAGTTACTGCTTGAATTGCACCCTGAATCATCACAGTTTTAGTTTGTGATTCTACAAGTTGATTATTCAAATTTTTTAACTGTTCTTTAAGTGCCGACTCTGTTAATACCTTTGGAGTTGGTACTTCATTTGTTTTGGTTGTCTGTTTATTTTTAACCTTCATATATCTCCTTATGCATTTTCCAATGCTGTTACTTTTGCTGATAATTCCTGAACTGCTTTTATAAGTGGGGCAATAAACTCTGTATATCTTAAAAATAGTTTATCTGGACCTCCATTTTTACTTGCATCTGCATATCCAGCAAAATCTTTTGTATCAATACTTAAATCATCTAAAACTGCCTTCACCTCTTGAGCAATAAGCCCATAGTGTTTTCTTGTATATGTTTTAGATTCCTTTACATCTTTTGATGCATCACCATCTGCATTTGGATGTACTATTTCTTTATCTTTCCACTTATATGATACTGGACGTAGTTTATTTATAAATGCTAACCCTAAAGCAGAATCAGAAATACTTTCTTTTAATCTTTGATCAGAACCATTGAAGGCTGCATCTTGACTCCAAACAGCATCCCAAGTTCGTGCATCACTACCTAGATTAGAACCATTGTCTGTTGCTGGACTAAATTCTGACTGATAGATTGCATATCGTGCAGTTCCACTTGATGAATTTGGAGTCGCTCCATCAGAAAATTTTATACTTCCATCCTGGTTAAAAAAACTCCAACAACCATCAGAGGAATCAAAAAACATTCTTGAACTATTCGTTGCATCAGCAGCATCCCTCTCCAACTCAATACCATTTGCACCTGAAGCCAGCACAACCAACTTTGTATTTGGGTCATCAGTACCAATACCGACATTTCCACCAGCCTTTATTCTCAACTTTTCTGTAGTATTATCACTACCTTCTGAAACAAAAGCTAAATCAACATTGTTATTTGACTCACTAATAGCAACTATTCTCGCTATAGCTGTATTAGTTTGATTTAGTCTAAATAATATTTGTGCATAATTTTCATCATCAGTATTAGTATTTAGAAGACCTAAAGTAGTTCCACCTTGTAACTGAGCATCTGTTTTAGTAGTTGCACTATAATCTGTATCAGATGCAGAGCTTAATTCAAGCAAAGCATATGGAGAAGTAGTTCCAATACCTAAATTAGCTCCATTTAAAACCATATTTATAGAAGCTGCACTACCAGACCCACTTGCATTTTTCATAGTTCCAAAATTTATTACACCATCTTCCGTACTATCTGATACATCAGTAGATTGAGCTGATATAAAAGCATATTCTATCTCTTCTTGTGCAGAATTTCGACCTTTAAAACCAACAACTCCTAAAAAATCATTGTCAGCTCTATCTGTTGTAGATTTTACTAAATTTATGTATGGAGGTTGGGCATCAGTATGAGCATTTTCTATTCTTAATATAGGTTTTGCAGAAGTTGATGATTTTAAGTGTAAAAGTTCTGTTGGAGTATCAGCACCAATTCCAACCCTTGATTGTGTTAAGTAAATTGGAGATACATCGCCATCTCCTGATAATATTTGCCTTGCTGTACTTGAATCTATACCACCATCAACGGCAAGTATATCACCCACTCCAGCAGCCAAAGTTTTTGTATTTAAATTCGCCATTTATAGGTCCTCACATTTTAAATCTATTGTATAGTTATTTTCTCCACTTGACATAGTTGGAGCATCTATTGAAAATTCACCTTTAGTTGAATCAAAACAGGTCATTCCTGCTTTACCATCTGTATTATTGAAATTGATATAACTAATATTCGTCCAAACCACATCGTTTATTAGGTAACCAATCTGTGTAGTTGTACTACTACCTACTGTTATTGTAACTGGATTCATAATTTGATTATTGTTTAATAATTCATCCAGAGTCCACGATATTTTTGGTGTAGAATCATCACCAAATATTGATGTTGTATTAGTTAATAAAAACTTATTTGGTTCCAAATTTATTTTAACTGGTTGTGTAAAGGTTTGGCTGTTGTCATCCTCATCATCAATTGTTAGTTTTATATCGTGCGAACCCCAATCCTTTGATGATAATACTGATCCAGCATCCCATGTTATTTTGTGTCGTGTCCAAAAGTTTCCTATATGAGTTAAATCTTCAACAGTTTTATCTGCATAACTACCAGAATCAGAATTACCAGTTAAATCACTTTGCAATTTGGCTTGTGGATATGGTGAACCATCTACCCAATCTTTACCATGGTATTCAAATTCAACAAATACATTTCCTGTACGTTGATTAAAACCGAACACAACGCTCCTAACTTTAATTTTTGATGATGTTAATTCGTAATTATATGACATTTTCTTTACCCCTTAGAGGGATGGTAAGGAGACAACCAGTCAACCACCACCCCCCTTTAGGATATTACCTCACTTCCTAGTTAGTTGTTTAGTATCCAGTTGGACCACCAACAAGTAAACCACTATATCTTGGCGCACTTGTAACTAATTGTCCCATCCAGAAAATTCGAGATTGGATACCGTCTTTTGTTTCCATTGGACGATAATCTTCAAAACTGAAGTTTCTTTTTGAGTGGACCTTAAAGTCCATCTTGGATGTGTTTAAGAAGTACATATGACCTGCTGGACAATGACTATCGTGAACAACTGAAGCACCCTTAAACGCTAGACTTTGGAAACCAGCATCTGCAAATTCAGAATTACCATCCCAACGTTTTGCAGCTTGAAGAGCTGTTTCATATGCTGCATATATAACCGGAGTCGTAACAATAAGGTCAACCTGTTCTGAATCCACTTGACACGCATTGTACATTTGCGTCATAGCTTTTATACCATCAGCAACACCACTAGTTGTAGTACAGAACTTTGCAAAGTCAACAGTTTCAAAATCATCTGCACCGTTAACATTTAAAGCTGCACCAGCAGCGGTTTTACCAATAGCCCAGCAAAATGAACCTAGATTACTATTCCAGTAGTCATTCGTTCCAGGAGTACCAGAATTGATACCACCAAGAGCTCTATCATAACCTATAATAGAATTAGCCACAGCACCTTCTGGAATGAAGTAAGCATCACTACCAGTCCATGCTGATGCATCGTGGATTAATCCGTTTCCGTTATCGTGAGCTTTTGCAGTTGCAGCAGAGGAACCACCACCACCACCATCATATGTTCCAGCACCGTTTAAGGTGTTTAGACCATTTGAAACTACTGTAGAAGCAAATATACCAGTACCAAATAGGTTTTTTAAGGTATTTTCTGCATTCTGCATTTTTGCAGTTAGTAGATTTAATACCTGGTTTGCACCCATGTTGATATGTTGTTCATCTGAACTTATAACAATAGCGTTATAAGCTGTAGCCCAATCATATACAGCTTTATCAGCTATATCTGTTAGAGCTTGTGCAGTTGTAGCAGCAGTTCCAGCCGCTAACCAACCACTATTGCCGTTTTCGGCAACTTCTACAGGTTGATTAATTTTAACCCCACCGTCAATAAGTTGTGCATTCTTTAGCAATTTTAACGTCAACGGATTTGAATTAAATATGTTATCCTGTAGAAGCGGAATGAAGTGTTCTTTTGTGAGAGCACTTATAGTATTGGACAATGCCATTTTTATTCCCCTTTATGGGTTTTGAATAAAAAAAGAATTAATTGTCAAAGTGTTTGGCAATATCTGGATTATCCATGGATACATCTCTCCATGCTTTAATCTTATTAGGTGATTTTACTTCTTTAGCACCACCTTCAGATTTATTTATTACACCAGTATTCTTTTTACTATTCTGTTCAAGTTTTTTATAGTGGTTAAGTTGATTTTGTAGTTCATCATATGACCATTCTTTAAAAGCTCTATCAAGATTAGGCATACCATTTTCCTGGAATTTATGTGCATTTTTTTCTGCAAATTCCAAAAATTGAGCACCCTTTTCACCCTTTAGTATTTCTGGGTTTGCTTTTTCTATTCTAGTCAAATCACGATCTAGTTTATCAACACGAGATTCCATAAGTCTTCCACGTTCAACAGTTTCTAAAGCACGAAGTCTAATTTCAGTTTTATCATCTGCAATTACTTCTTTAACTTCTTTTTCTGAAACAGGAATATTAATTTCTCCATCTAACCCTAAAGCTTTTATTGCTTCAGGATCATCGAAAAAATAATCTTTTAAATGACCACGAAACTCCTCGTCATTGTTGATCTTATCTGTTAACTTACCCCACTTGGATAGATTTTGAGCCTTCTCGGTGTTAGATTTCTGCCAACTCGACTTGTTATCAGAATCTTCCTTGAATTTGAGAACGGTTTCTTTATCATACTTCTGACCGTTAATCTCAATATAACTCCTATCCTCAACTACAGGTTCAGTTACTTCGTGTGAAGTTTCTTCTGTTGTTGTTTCCGTTGCCGATGTGTCATCAGCTTCCGATTTCTCGGTTTCTTGAGACTCTGTGGTCCCTGGTGTTTCTAAATTAAGATCATCAAAAGGATTATCTAACATCTCCTTCATTTCATTGCTGATCTCTACTTGGCTGTATTCTTTTCCCATTTATTTCCTTTCGGACATCATTGATTGGTCCATTGTTTATTAAAATTTCTCCATAGTTAAACCATAACCTTGATCTGCTCCTTTTAGAACATATTCTTCACCAGTTTCTACCTGACGTGTACCAGTTCTAGTAAAGGTTTGAGCAGGTGCTGGATTATCTCTTAACCAATCATCAATTGTTGGTTGTGGCTTTGATGGTTCTGATGGTTCTGATACAATAGCCCTCTGACCAGTTCTCTTTTCATAAGCTGCTTGATGATCTCTATTTGCAGCATCACTTTCCTTGATACCATTTCCAATAAGCCATTTTATGTAATCTTTAGTGTATTGAACTTGTGGCTCGGCTTTTGCTTTAGCCTTTAATCCAGTTTTAAACTCATATTCAAACGTTGCCCTGGGGTCATCAACTTTGAAACCCATTTTGTTAGCCCAATCAATAAAGTCTCTTGTGTATTCTTCAGCATCTCCTCCTCCCTTTATTGCAGTTTCCCCTTTAAATCTCATCTCAAAATCACGCTGAAGTTTTGCATTTCCTGCTTCACTCTCTAAAATTCTATTGTCTGATAACCAACGTAGATATACAGGGTTATATTGAACTTTGCCACCACCACTCAATGCTTTTCCACCAGTTCTTTTCTCAAAGTTTTCTTGAGTTTCCTTATCAGCCCAAAATCTCTCAGGAACACCGGTCTTTTTTAACCATTCAAGATATTCAACTGTATACTCTCCCTGTGGCTCTGATGGTTGACTAGCCAAATCCTTCAATCTTTTTTGTTCGGCTTGATACGATTGCTCCCATGTTTGATATTTAGGGTTTGCTTCTTGATATGTATATGTTTCATCTCTATATGTTGGTTGTGTTGATGCATTTAAATCATATATCTTACCATCATACCAAAACTTTTCAGGTGGTTCTATTCCAGCTTCATTGGCCTTAGATAATAATAGTGCTGCCCAATCATCTACTCCAGTTTTACCCATTCCTTTTTCTGTAGCCTCTCTACCAATCTTAACACCTTGGTAGGTAACATCTCTTGTCATATCAATATCTTTTGGGTCATAATCACCAAATTTTCTATACATATGACCACCACCACCTTGATTTACAACAAAATTTTCCATAGCTTCAAGCTTTGCAAAGTCCATTGTATCTAACATTGCTCTTAATTTGTCACGTTTTTTTCTTTCATCTGGATCAATCATTCCACCAGTATTACTGTTAGGTTCAGCCATTTTCTACTCCTTCGGACACAAGTCCTTTTAATTTTTCTCTTTTTGCTAATTTTACTATATTTGGATTTTCAGATTGGTATGCACTTAAAAGACATTCTTTATTTACCCCATCATATCCGTTTTTATTACACCAATCCTTTAGTGTTATTATTTTATTGGTTTTTTGCACGAGTACCCTCCACTACAGCTTCTCTTGTTTTCTCAGCTTGACCTGTTAGTTCACGTTGTCTTAATAGTGCTTCTAAAATTTCATCTTCGTCAGTTGAATTTTGCATCACATCTAATTCTTGTTGTTTTGCTCTTTCTCGCTCTGCTTTCATTTTTGAAATTTGATCTATCATTTCTTTTGTTCCATCGACTTGTGTCCATTTCCAGAAAGATTCTTGATCTAAAAGTCCAACTTGAATTAAATCTAGTGCTTGATCCATTCTTGAAGCTCTTGATTCAGGAAGAGAAGAACCAGGAACATAAGAAAAATCCATATCTGTATCTAAGTCATATGGTTGTATTTCTTCAAACATAAAACCAGTACCATCATCGGCTGGTTTTCTTATACTAATTGTTTTAGAATAATTGTTTGACAATAAGTCTAGTGTCATTTTATATATATCTATTATTGCATCACTACCTACTTCACGTTCTTTTGTACGGATAATTGTTTGGGCAGCTTCTTGTAATTGTGCTATTGCCCTTGAAGCCGTAACACCACCACTAATAACACCTCTTGATACTTCGTGTACACCACTTACGTTATCAGCTAATTTAATCATACTCTCTGCAAATGGTAAAGTTGATGCACTTATATTTCCAGCACTTAATCTGTCAATTCTTTCGTGTGGACCATTTGTATAAAATACTTGTCCTGGTTTATCAGTTGGTCTATTACCCGATATTTTAGCTAAAGATTTACTCATAACTATAGCGGGATTACCGTGATATATAAGGTTATCCATACCTTGACTTAAAGCAATACTCGAACCTACTGCTAAAGACTCGACGACTTCTGGCTCTCCCTTACCATAAAAAGAATGTGCAGAAGGATAATTTTTAAACATAACTACAGGAATAAAGTCATAGGGAGCTTTTTCGTCTTGGAGGAGTGTTTTGCCAGACCAAGTGGCGAGACGAAGTTCGCTCCCCTTATAATACCAAGATTCTTTTAATATACACATACCACCTTTATATTCGGTTGATTTCATATCTTCTTGGTTGTCTGACCTTCCTAATTCAGGAGTTTTATCTGTAGCATAAGATTTTTCATTCTTTATAAAAGAACGATATTCATCTATTTTCCCTTCTGGACTTACTTCCTTTCCGTATTGATCTTTAACATTGTCACAATATGTTGGAGTTGCAAATATTATACATTGAGCATCTTGTATAGATGTAGCGAGTGGATCAACAAACACGGTGAATATATCTGGATTAATAAATTCTATTTCATCATCTATTATCGCTAATTTTAAAAATCCATTTCCAAAAGTTAAACCATCTCTTTTCATTCCAGCTAAAGCACGAATTGCTTTTTTATCATCCATAACCCACTCTATTGCCTTTTGTGCTTCATAAGCTGATTTCATTTGCTCTTCACGTTTAGGCATCACGTCTACTACTCCAGGACGATCTGTTATAATAGAATACATAGTTTCTAATACACCATGTACAATATTAGGTTCTATACGAGTTTTATATTTAGGTAGATTGAATGGTTTTAAAATGTCTCCGTTATATAACTCTTCATTTCTTCTCCATCTGTTTACTTGAGCTTTACGACCATCTCTAGCTGCAATAAACATTTTCTCAAGGTGATTAATCATACCTATATCACCTTCTTTATAAGAATCCATATCTACGTCTATATCTTTATATTTTTTCTTAGCCATTTAATTATTCACCACTTAATACATAATCGTTATAGTCATCACCATCTTCATACATACGTCTTTTACGTTTTTTCTTAACGCCATCAAATAATTTTTTATCTTCTTTTTTATTTTTAGCAATACGTTTTTTTGCTTGTTCTGGTGTTTCGTTTGCATATTTTTTATATCTTGGCATCATTTACTCCAATCATAGTTCCAATTTTTAGGTTCTGGATTAGTTAAAGATTCATATTTTAATTCATCTTTAGTTTTCTTTTTAACTCTCTCAGGTGCTTGAATATGACTTAAATTATATCTTAAAGCATCACAAATGTGATCCTCGAGGGTTGTATCTAAATCTTCAGGTCGTTTTTCATCACAAATCATCTCAGGTATAGTTCTTACTAAATTAGGTGCAGAACCTTTTATTACTACAAAATTTGGTGGTTTATTTTCCTCTACCTTCATAAGTTGAGATACATTCGCCCAACCATTTATCCTATCGTTATTAGCAGGATTTAAATTTGGAACATAGGGCTGTTCACTAGAACCCATCATTGCGTGGGCTATAGATGCATCCGTATACATAGATGCGTGTTCTTGTCTCCACGACATAGGGTTTCTTGTCCACATACTAGGATCACCAAGACTCATCTCTATATTATGACCTTGACACTTTTTAGCAATAATTTCTCCTAATTCCATTGGATGTTTTTCTTTACCATATATTTCATCAAAAATAAAAACACGTCCCTTATCAGTAACCTCAGTAAAAATTACTGCGTGTGGAGCTGCATACCCCCAATCTATGCCCAAAAATTTTGAATTATTAGGATTTCCATAACCAATCTTCTTTGCATCTTCTATATCCATAATATGATATGAAGGGTCCCACTCCTTAAAATATTGTCCAGCAAAAATATCCCAACGACCTTCGAGCCAAGCTTCTTTAAGTGGTGATGGTAGAGATTTTAAATAATTCACATAATCCGGATCAGCTTCCATAAGTTTTGGATTATCATATATAGTTGCTGGTACATATATTCTATATCTTCCACTAACAGGGTCTTTAAAGGCTTTATTTGATTCCTTTACGTCTATTTTAAAACGTCTTTGAATCCAAGCGTGTCCTGGACCTCCTGGATTACACGTCAAAAATATTTGAGGTTTAATCGTATTAGTAGAACGTACAGATGATATTAATTTCATATAATATTCTTCACTTGGTATTTGTCCAGCTTCTTCCAATAAAAGACGTTGTACTCCCCATCCTTGAAATTGAGAATACGCATCTGCATCTTTAAGGTGTCCTGTATAAATCTTTGATCCATTTGGAAATTCAATTACTGTTGGTTTTCCTGTGAACTTTGCGTGAGGATATAATTGACGAGCTCTATCAATCCATTGACGAAGGTCAGTATGGTTCCTACGAATAACAAGCCCAGTGAAAGTAGGATCACTAGTGCCTTTGAGCATATATGCAATACCAGCGTCTGTTTTTCCCCCACCTCTCGCCCCACCATAGCAGATTTCATATACTGAGTCGTCGATTGATAAGGCTCTTGTTTGTGCTCCTTCATTTGGTTTCCATAATACTTTCATTTAAAAATTTTCATTTGTCATCTTGATTCATAGTTTCTATAATCTCTTTTCCAAACATAAAAACCCCTACGTTAAGAGCTCCAATTGTTAAAAAAATAATATTCATTGATATAAGATAATTCCAAAAACATAATATTCCACAAACTAGATTTAGATACCTTGTTGCTGTTAGATGCTCCACTATTACTGAGGATCACCTATATGGGTATACGGCAACTCGTCGACCAACATTTTCCCTTTTTTATATCCGATTTCCCTATAGGATTTGGACACTATTTTCATACGTTCTATCATTTTCTCCTCTATTACCATCGGATAACTTATCCGACCACCTACTATTCTTTGTTTGGTGTTTCTTGTGATGGTAGTAGTACAAAACCTTTACCATCATCATCATCAGTTAACTTTAACTCTGATGCTTTAAGACTTGGAATAATACGTTCTATAATAAGTTTAGATGCACTTAACGCATCCTTATCGGGCTTATCTGACCCAAGAGTATCTGCAACTTGGAATAGTTTTTCTATCACACTATTGACCTTAGGATTGTCTCTAAATTGATCTATAATAGTTAACCCACTAGGTGGACGGCCATTCTTATTTCCGGTAAAGCCGGGAAGTATTTGTCCCGTTTTTGGGTCGCGACCTTCTTG